TTCACCGAAGACGCTGCCAAGCAGCTGAAGATCGCCATCGAAAACGAAGTGTTCTTCAACAGCTTCGTGACCGAAGGCCCTGCTGCTGCCAACAAGGGCGCTACCGCTGGTCAAATCTCCGCCGCCTACAACTTGGGCACGGATACCACCCCCATCGACCAGTCCACCCCCGAGAACGTGTTGAAGGCCATCCTTCGCATGTCTACCGTGTTGGATGAGCAGAACGTGCCCGAAGACGGCCGCTTCCTGATCCTGTCTCCGTACGACCGTCACCTGTTGATGCAATCCAGCATCGCTCAGGCGTACTTCACCGGTGACCAGTCCAGCACCATCCGTACCGGCAAAATTGGCATGTTGGATCGCTTCAGCGTCTACGTGTCCAACCTGCTGCCGCGCGGCGAAGCTGGTAAGGCTCTGGTGGCTGGTCTGTCCGCCACCTCCACCGGCGGTGCTGTGACCAACGCCAAGGCTCGCCGCCTGATGGTCGCTGGTACCAAGCACGCTATGTCGTTCGCGATGACCGTGAACAAGACCGAGCCCCTGCGTAACCAGACCGACTTCGGCGACATCGTCCGTGGTCTGGCTGTGTACGGCCGCAAGGTCGTGAAGCCGCAAGCGCTGGTTTCGACCATCGTCGGTTCCGCTACCTAATCGGTAGCATCCCAAAGGGGCCCTTCGGGGCCCCTTTTTTCAACATCAGGAGAATGAAATGACCGTTTACGAGTTGATTGAAAAATTGGATGGCTACATCCTCATGAATAAAGCTCATGTCGTTGTTGACGGCGTTGACACAGTCGTTGGCTATTTCCATGAGGGTGTCGAACTCGTGTTCACTCCTGAAGGTACCGAAATTGCTGCTGCGCACGAGGGAACTCCTGCCAAAGCGCCCAAAAAAGCTAAAGTTGTTCAAGAAGAGCAACCTGCTGTAGAATCTGAGCAAGCTGCGCCGGAAGCTGCGCCGCAAGAGTGAGGTAAATCATGGCCACCGAAAAGGTTGTTTCCATCATCTCCAAGGCACAGACGCTGCTGCAGGATACGACCGCAGTTCGGTGGCCTGCTATCGAACTTCAAGGCTGGTTGAACGACGCGTACCGCGAGATCGTCAACATCCGCCCTGACTCCAACACCCTGACGGGTTCGTACACTTGCACGGCCGGGCCGCGCCAAGTCTTGACTTCGCAATTTGCAAACGCGACTCGCCTGATCGATGTGATCCGCAACGTCGCCACGGCGTCTGACAAGCGAGCTGTTCGCCTTGTTGACCGTCACATTTTGGATACCCAGCGTCGCACTTGGTACGCTGAGACCAATGACACGACCATCCAACACTTTATGTTTGACCCACGGATTCCCAAGGAATTCTTGGTCTACCCCCCGGCTACGACTTCTGCGCAGATTGAGGTAGCGTACGCCTCTGTGCCCGCCGCGCACACGCTGACCGAGGTGCAGTTGGTGAACCCCGCCACCGCAGAGACCATCCGCATTGATGATAGTTTTGCCAACGCGATCCTCGACTATGTCCTGTACCGTGCGTACAGCAAGGACGCCGACTACGCCGCCAACGCGCAGCGTGCTGTGGCGCACTACCAAGCCTTCCAAACAAGCCTTGGTGTCAAAGGTCAGTCTGAAGCTGCATCGCAGCCCGGAGCCGCATAATGGCCAAGGTGTGGGACGATTTCCTCCCGCTGCTCTCCCCGTACCTGCCGGGCTGCCCTGATCTCACGATCAAGAGCTACCTTGGCCTGACCACGGCGGACTTCTTTGCTCGCACGTACTTGTGGCGTGATGACATTGACGCGATCTACCTTGCCCCCAACCAGATTGAGTACGACTTGGGCGCTGATGCGCTGGTCGAGAATGTCATCGCCGTCGTGTACAAGAACAAGCAGCTCGAGCGAACCGACATTCGCCTCATCCCAGCTGAGTGGCGCGACAAATCTGGTGACCCAACGTCGTATTGGATTCAAGCCGACAACTCGATTAGGGTTTTCCCTACCCCCGAAGAACGAGCCAAACTGACCGTTACTGCGGTCTTGAAGCCTTCTTCTGTGGGCAGCGGTGTTGAGGACTGGATTTTCGAGACATGGGCTACCACGATCAACAGCGGTGTCATCGCCCAACTTGCCATGATCAATGGCAAAGAATGGACGAACACTGACTTGGCCGCACTGCACAAGGGGCTGTACGAGCGAGCAATCACAAATGCTCGCATCCGAGACTTCCGTGGTGTCAATCTATCCGTTAAGATGCGCCCTGCAGTGAGGAAATAATCATGGTTGACAGGATCAAACTTGTCCAAGGCGACACCCTACCCTACATCAAGCTGACGCTTGCTGACCCCGCTACGGGGGAACGCATTAACGTGGCCGATGGGGACGTGATTGTCCGTGTGAAATTTCGTGCTGCAGGAAGCACAACCGTACTTTCGACACTGATTTGCGAGAAGATCGCTGAAACCGTGGGGGCGACCCCCGGCAGCACCGGTGTCGTACGCTTCAACTTTCCCACAGGTGCCCTTGACGTTGAGCCGGGGCTCTATGAAGGGGAGGTTGAAATGGACTTCGACGGACAAATTCAGACCGTCTATGAAGTCATGAAGTTCAACGTCCGCCAACAGTTTTAAGAAGGAACCACCATGTCCGCAATGTCAGACTACCTCGAGAACAAGCTGATCGACCAGCTGTTCCGTGGCCAAACCGCACCCACTACTACGACCCTTTACGTTGGCTTGCTGACCGCTGCTCCTAGCGATTCTGGCGGCGGCACTGAAGTGTCTGGTGGCAGCTACGCTCGCGTGGCCGTCGCTTCGAGCTTGGCCAACTGGGCAGGCACGCAGTCCGCAGGCTCCACCGTTGCCTCCTCGGGCACTGGCGGTCAGACCAGCAACAACGCTGCGATCACGTTCCCAACGCCTGCAGCCACTTGGGGCACCGTGACTCACTTCGGCATCTATGACGCCTCTTCTGGCGGCAACCTGCTGTTCTGGGGTGCACTGACCATCTCGAAAACGATCAACCAAGCTGATACGGTGACTTTCCCCGCCGCTTCGCTGTCGATCACGTTCGCATGATGGGTATTGGCGGATGCTGCTGAACAGCTCCGAGATCAACTTCGCCCCTTTGAACGGCGAGGCTGGTCTACTGCAGGAGCTCGCTGGGTCTGCAAACTGCCTAGCATCCACATCCGCCAACGTCTCCCACAGCCGGAACTTCGCTTCGGCTGTCACCGGCGCGGCCAATGTCGTCGCACAAGCGTCCCTCAGCAAGAACTTGTCTGTTGCTGGGGGCGCTACCATTGGTACGGTGGCCAACGTCATTCTTGGCATTCCTCTGGCTGGTACAGCCAGCGTAGCGGCCACAACGACCGCCGCTGCGGCCCAGATATTCTCGATCGCTTCCAGCGTCTCTACGACGGCTACAGCAGCCTCCGCGCTGGGCAAAACAAGCAATCAGTCTGGCACTGCATCCACGACAGCCTCTGCGTCTGGTAACGCCGCGATCATTTTCAGTGCTTCCGGTGCGCTGAGCACTACGGCGGCTACCTCTGCCGCATTGGACAAGGTGGACAACGTCGCCACAGCCTCGGCTGTGTCCGCCACCGTGGCACCCGGTCTCACCCAGATTGTCAACCTCGTCGGATCAGCGAGCTCTGCGGTCACTTCATCTGGGGCCATCAAAGTTGACTACGTCGTAACAACCGCCGTACAGACCGCAGTGACTTCTTCGGCAGCGCTGTCCAAGACCGTGTCGTTTGAGTCGGTCAACATCACCGATACAGCCACCACTGCAGCTGCTGTTGGGTTGACTGTGAACATGGCGTTCGCTGGCAGCACGACGGCTACAACGTCATCCGACGCAGCGATCACGAAGAATTGTCAGGCCGCAGCTGGGGCGCTGGTCAACAGCACAGGTTTGGCAAGTCTGGATAAGCCGCTGAACGCAATCGGTGCGGTGGCTACAACAAGCACGTCCGCAAGCGCTGGGCTGACCAAGAACATGTCGTTCGCTGGCAGCACGACTGCTACGACCACGGGCACTGCGTCGCTTTTGATCAACATGGCTGTCAGCGCACAGGCTGTGGCCACAACTTCTTCCGATGTTATTCTGACCAAGGTATTGGGTGCACTTGGCGCAGTGGCTACCGCCACGACCGCGTCCGACGCTTTGATCTCGAAGAACATGAACTTCTCGGGGTCTACAAGCGCGACCACCACGGGCACGGCAGCCGTCAGCAAGAATCTGGGCATCAACGCGCAGGTAGTGGCTACGACGACCTCAACGGCCTATGTTGCTAAGGAACTTGCTTGCGCCGCCAACGCGCTGGCGTTGACATCCGCCGCTGCCGCCATCAATAAAATCATCGCCGCCCAAGGCAACGCAGCCGTTCAGACGATCTCGCTGCTTGAGCTTCGCAAGGTATTGGCGACAAATGCCTTGTGTGCTGCTTCTGGCTCGGGTAACGTGATTCTGTCCAAGCCCATATCCGGCGCTGGGGATGAGGTTTCGACGGTGGTCGCCAACCTGTCGATTCGCGTCAACTTTGAGGGCATGCTGCAATCTTACGCGCTCTCTGACACTACGATCTACCTGACCAAAGTCATGGGTGGATACGAGGCCGTCGGAGTCGTGACGAACGCGCGTCTGCGCAAGCTGTTCCGGTATTCTGGCATCAAGTCCGCAACGACCGTGCCGGTTATTGCCAGCTCTTATGTCGGGGGCGCACGCGCGGGAGTTGTCGCGGCGGCCAGTGGCGGCGCTGGATTCACTGCGGTTCCGGTCAACCGGGCCGTCATTGTGGAGGCAGAACTGCTCGGCGGTGCAGAGAATAGCGTTAGCATCGTAGGAGGCGTAGAATTGGGCATTTCCCCAGCCTACATCACAATGCAAAGGGTAGCGTAAATGGCAGTCCTATACGCAAATAACGCGACAACGACGCTCGCCGCCTCCATTACCAACTCAGCCACAAGTTTGTCCGTGGCTGCCGGTAAGGGTGCGTTGTTTCCTGCCATTGGCGGGTCGGATTATTTCTACGTTACCCTGACCAATACTGCTGGCGCAATCGAGATCGTCAAGGTTACCGCCCGTTCTGTTGACACATTCACCGTAACTCGTGGGCAAGATGGCACCACGGGTCTCGCGTGGGCAGCAGGCGACAAGGTTGATTTGCGGATCACCAAAGCTGTTTTGGACGATCTGAAGACTGATGCCAAGGCTTCGCTCAGTTCTACCAACGTAACCACGGCGCTGGGGTACACACCATATAACGCTACCAACCCGAGTGGGTACATCACTGGTATTACATCGGGGATGGTGACGACCGCGCTTGGTTACACGCCGCTGAGTAACGCGACGAGCTATCTTCCCTTGGGCGGTGGGACGCTGACTGGCAACGTCTCCAACACCGGCGGCATGACTGCATGGAACGCAACCACCCCCGGTACTGGCGTTGGCAACTACCATATTGGTACATCTAGCTCGACTGCAAACACTGGCGGCGCTATTACCTTTGGTGCTCGCGATGCGTCATCGGGCACAAACGCGCAGGCCGGTATTTACATCACTTCCGACGGCTCTTATGGCACGCGGATGTACCTCGCCACCACCGATAGCTATGTGACGGGTGCAAGAAATGCTGTTTCAATCAGCGAATCCGGCGTCGTCAACGTGTTGCGTGGTGCACTGCAGCAAGGCGGCAATCAAGTTCTCCATGCAGGCAACTACACGAGCTATTCGCCATCATTGACTGGCTCAGGTGCTTCGGGTACGTGGGGCATTAACATCACCGGATCGGCTGCAAGTATTACTGGTACGTACGGCGGCACACTGACTTCGTCGCAAGTCACCACAGCGCTTGGCTATACGCCATACAACAGCACGAACCCAAGCGGGTACATCACGGCAAGTGCGAGCATCACGGGCTACGCGTACGGCCTCAACACACTTGATACAGACCGCGCGCTCGGAAACCGACTGCCTACATCTACCGGACAAAGTGTTCGCTTTGATTTTGCCAACGCTTCGGCTCTTGGAACTGGGGGCAATTACGGCGGAGTGATGACGTTCTCGCCCTACACTGGCACAACATCCAGCACAGGTGATGCTTCCTACCAACTCGGTTTCGGCAGCACGGCAACTAACGGCTCTGGCACTCCTCGCTTGCGCATCCGTAACGGCATTGATTCCACTTGGAACGCTTGGTACGACCTATACACTGGCGCAAACTACTCCGCAACCGCTGGCTGGACACCGATTGTTTCTGGCGGCGTGACTCGCACCAGTCAGACGACTTGGGCAAAAACAGGCGGAAGTAACAACGTCTGGGATGGCCAAGTGTATTCGGCGGAGGCATACCCAACCAACGTCTATTGTCAGGCTTCGTTCCCGAATACTACGAGCAGCAATACGTTCTTTGGGTTGAACACGTTGGATGGCACTACCGATACCGATCCGGGTTTTGCCGTCATTGATTTTACTTGGTACGGCACCAATGGAACTCTGCAGATTTATGAGTCCGGTAACCTGATTGCATCCTACGGTACTTATACCGGGTCAACCGTTTGCACGATTACGTACGACGGCAGCAACATTCGTTACTACAAAGATGGCGCACTTCAACGCACGGTAGCCCGAGCAACCGGAAACGGGCTGTACTTCGACAGCTCGTTCTATAACAACAGCTCGGGTTCGCAGCTTTCCAACGTCGAGTTTGGTCGCTTGTCACAGTACGCCATTCGACAGGACAACATCGGCAGCTTCGCGCCTTCCCTGACTGGCTCTGGTGCTTCGGGAACGTGGGGCATCAGTATTTCCGGCAACGCTGCAACGGCTACAAGTGCTACTGACAGCACGAAGCTGTCACTGACTGGTGGGACGCTGAGCGGAAACTTGGTGTTGTCTTCTGGGTACATTGACCTTGGGAGTCACTTGTACCAACGCGCTGATACGCAAGTACTGAACAGTGCCGGAAACGCGTGGGTTCGGATCATTGCTAGAAACAGTGGTAGTCCGTACCTTGAAAATATCACGTATGGCGGAAACACCATCCTGCACGCTGGCAATTACACCAGCTATGCAGCACAGGGTATTGGAAATACGGGCACATCAGACCTGAACACCATCACGGTGTCGGGTATGTATCGCGTCAACAACACCGAAGCCAATCGGCCCGGCGACTATGGGCAGCTCCTTGTCATCCACGGAGCCTCCGACACAATCACGCAGATTTACGGCCAGTACAACACTGGCACGCTGTACACCCGTTCAGGCAACCCATCAAATGTTGGCGGCAGCGGCTCGTGGACTGCGTGGCGCACCGTGCTGGATTCCAGCAACTACACCAGCTACGTCCCCGGAGCTTCAGGCGGTACGTACACAGGCACCAATACAGTTTCGCTCGCTGCCACTGGTGATTCTTGGAACAGCACGCTTACCAGCACCACCTTGACCGACGTCATTCGTGAGCGATACACAAAGACAAACACACCCGCTGCTGGCATTCAGACCAACAACATCGGTGGCTTGGCTTGGAACGGCAAGAACTATTTAGGCAACTCGTACGAGTGGGCCACGATCACGGGCTCAATCACCACGGCGAGCTCGCTGTCGAGTGGTGCCTATGGCATCGGCGTTATTGACCTGACTGCTATGTACTACTCCGGCGCATTGGCCGTGAGTTCGAAGTTGCGAATCAGTAACGGTGCTGTTACTTTTTATACGACAGGCGACAACCAGTACCTGAACATCGCCGCTGGCGGGATTGTCCCGACATCGACCTATACGCCTAGTGTTGGGTCAAACACGAACCCGATGGGTGATGGCTTCTTCAGGCAGGTTCGTGCAAACAACGGGTGGTTTGAGAACACCAAGTTGCTGCAAGCGTCTCAGACACTGGCCACAGGATTTAACGCTTTCATGGCTGGCCCTGTTACAGTCGATACTGGATACACCATTACAATCTCGGACGGCTCTACGCTGACGATTGTTTAAGGAGAACACATGGCTGGAACAATGGTTGTTGACACGCTTCAGTCGAGCCTGAGCACACCGCCAGTTTTTAAAAACACAAGCGGCACGGAGGTTGGCCAGCTTTGTCGTGCGTGGATTAACTTTGATGCCAGCACCACGCCGCCGACAATCAGAACGTCGTTCAATATAAGCAGCATCTCTCGATTGGCGACAGGCCGATTTCAGATCAGCTTTACAACAGCAATGCCGGATGCTAACTATGTGGCAGCTGGGCAGGCCAGTGTGGACGGTACTTTTGGTTCAGCGGGCCTAGTACGTCTTGTTCAACTGGAGCAGACATCTACGGTGCTCACCGGTAGTTGCGTAATTGGAACGGCGACCGCTTCATCGACTGTTACTCAAGCCGTGATCACAACCGTATCATTCTTCCGTTGAAAGAACACCATGGCAGGAACACTTGTAATCTCAACACTCAGCGATGGCACAAACAGCACATCGACAACCAACTGTGTCCAAGGTTCTGCAAAGGCTTGGGTAAACTTCAACGGAACCACATCGCCGGGTACGATTCGCGCTTCGTACAACGTAAGTAGCGTCACAAAAGCAGCCACCGGCAATTACACAATGAACTTCGCTACCGCATTTGCAGATGCGAATTATTGTTTTGTCTTTGGGGGAAAGGATAGCGATGATCCACTGGGGTATCCAACACCCGGACTTGCTTTAAGCAGCACCAACTCAACCACGCAGTTGCAGCTTTTGTTCAATTACCCTGCAAACGCCCTAAACTACGATGCGGCAGCGTACTGTGTCGCAATCTTCCGTTAAAAAGGAGAACTTATGAGTAATGTAATCGTCTTCACCAACTACCTTGGCGGTGTATCCGTTTGCGTCCCAACCGGTGAGCTGTCTATTGAACAAGTGCAGGCTAAAGACATCCCATCAAACACCCAAAGCTACATTGTGGACGCCTCAACACTTCCAGAAGAAGACAACGATTTTTTCGACGCATGGGAGCAGACCCGTGGAGTCGTCACCGTGAACATCGAGAAGGCCAAGGAAGTCACAAAGCGTCGCCTTCGTTTGGAGCGCGAGCCTTTATTGGCCGCTCAGGACGTAGCGTTTCAACGCGCACAAGAAACCGGTGCGGATACTTCCGCTATCGTGGCCGAGAAGAACCGCCTGCGCGACATCACCAATCAAGTCAACACCTGTACGACAACTGCTGAGTTGCGTGCGCTGACTGTGTAAGGAGCTGCCATGGCATCAACCATCCGAGGCACAGATAATTTTGACTCGGCGACTTTTGGCTCTGGGCAGGTGTGGACTGACGTCGGGCCGACAGGAACAAACTCCCGCGTTTCCGGCACAACGTACACTAATAGCTCAGGCAAGCCAATTATGGTTATTGCCAGCGGCCAAGCCGTGTCTGGTTCACCTAACATTACCGTTGTCGTCAACGGCGTGACCATTATCAACTGGAGCTTCCCGTACGGCACCGGGCAGCCGGTCACTTTTATGGTTTCCCTCGGTGCAACATACTCCATCACATTCGGCGCGGGCACCACCATGAACCGCTGGGTAGAACTTCGCTAACAAGGAAACATCATGACAACTTTCAACGTCCGCATCACCGCCGCACGCACGCGCAACGAGGGCAACCTCACCGACATCCTCACCAAAGTCGAGTGGGTTCTGTCCGCAGACGTCGATGGCAGCGTTTTTGAGCTGCCCGGCAAAACCACTATGACTGCTCCCGACCCAGCAAACTTTACTCCTTACTCGCAGCTTACACAGCAGCAAGTGATTGACTGGGTGAACGCCATTGAAGACACGCCCACCGGCCAGTTCCCCGGCATGAAGGCGCACACCGAGATGATCGCCACCCGCATGGCTGCCGAGGCTGCGTTGACTTCATCGGCTTTGCCTTGGGTACCGGCTCCTGAAGCTCCTGAAACCCCGACTCCTTGAGGCTGTAAATGACCGACGACATGATTACAAAAACGGAGGCTAGGTTGATGTCTCATGAGGCCGTCTGCGCAGAACGCTATGCCCGCATTGACAAGTCGCTCGAGAAGGGCGACAAGCGCATGACCAAGATCGAATATTTGATCTATGTGGTCATGGGTTGTGTATTGTTGGGCCCCGGCGTGGCGGCGGATTTGATCAAGAAGCTGTTCCACTTCTGATGTGCTTGATCCGCTCACCCTTCTTGCAATGGCGAACGGCGCTGTCGCAGCCGTCAAGAAGGGGTGTCAGCTTTACAAGGACATAAAGAGCGCAGCCGGTGATGTGTCATCGGTGCTCAAGGACATTGACAAGCAGTTTGCTGGAAAGAAGGTAAGCAAAGAGCAAGCTGTAAAGATCGCGGAGAAGAAGGCCGAGTTCAAGGAAGCGGCAACAACTGATCCCAACGACGTCATCTCGCGGATCGGCAACCAGCTCGGGGACTTCTTCGATGCCTTCGACAAGATTGAGCAGCTCTTCTACGAGGAGGAGCGCAAGGCTCATGAGGTATACGAGGGCGAAGAGTCTGTCAGCAAGCGAGCGTTGCAGCGGGTGCTGATCCGCTCACGCTTATCGCTGATGCAGACGGAGATGCGGGAGATCATGATCTACCAGTCGCCGCCGGAATTGAAAGACCTGTGGACGCGCTTCGAGGTGATGCGCGAACAGATCGGACAAGAGCAGAAAAAGGCGTGGGAGAAGCTGAGGGTTGAACGCCAACAAGAAGCGGCGGAGAAGAAGAAACAGGTTGAGTTTTACTGGGGGATTGGCGCGTGGCTGATTTGCGGAACAATCGTATGGCTATACCTAGTACTCCTCCTTTGGGCGATCGCTCGACACAGAGACGGCTCGCTCTCGCTATGGTGGGTAACGTCATCATGATGCTTGTTTTGCTCTTCTGTTTGACGTTCGGCGGGTTCTTGTTCATGGACTACAAGACCGAGGAAGCTAGGGCAAAAAAGATGGACAAGCGTATCATTGAGTTACGCAGGCAGTTCGAAGAAGGCTGCAGAAAGGAATAAGATGCGAGTGTTGTTTTTATGCCTGATGATTTTGCTGCTCTTTGGGTGCCAAGACCGCTATCGGTATTTCTGCCAGAACCCAGAAAACTTCGTACACGAGAGCTGCCAAAAGCCAAAGTGCCAGTTCACGCAGACATGCCCGGAATACCTCGTAGCCCCGATCTTGGAGAAGCAATCGAATGTTCAGTCTACTCAACCGCAGCAACCAGCCGCCGAGCCCACGCCTAACCGCTGAAGAGTACGAACTCCGCATCTGGGGGTTTGTGGTCGTCGTGGTGATGCTGGTCTTTGCTGGCATCACGGCGTCAATGCTTTACTCGGTGATCTTCGTCACCCAGCCGATCAAGTCGATGGCCCCCATCGACCAAGCCTTCACCAAGATGCTCAACGACATCGTCCTGCTGATTGTGGGCGGTATCGGCGGCATCATGGCCAAGAAGGGCGTGAACAACCTGTCTGAGAAGCTGGCTGGCCCTCCACCCACAACACCGGCTACGGCTCCGTCTCCGACGCCCGCACCCCAGCCGGTTACTCCTGCGCCCGCGCCCACCGTGGCCGGAACGAACTGGAACTGGATGGGCTACCAAAACCCGGAGCTTGACGAAAAATGGGTACCCCCTCCTCCCCCGACCACACCCCCGACGCACCTCGAAGACGACCACGAGCGCGAGCATCTGGCCGCCGCACGCAGGGAGTCAGGGGCATGATGCCCAATCCGTGGCTCATCCTTGGGGCCATCAGCGTCTGCGTAGGTACGTATTTCTACGGACACCACGCTGGATGGGCGGAGCGCGACCAAGAAATGCAGCTTGAGATCGCCCGCAAGAACGACGAAGCTCGTGAGAAAGAGCGCCAGCTCAGCGAGCAGCTCAACAACCAGAACGTGAAACTGAAGGAGGCCAACAATGTTCTCGACCAAAAACAGTCTGCTCTTGACCGTGCTATTCGTGCTGGTAGGGTGCGGCTCCCGTCCCCA